GGGGTTTCGAGTGCTGCGACGCGGGCGGTCAGCGCGGCGAGTTCGGCGGACAGATCCTTGCCGTCCGCACCCTTCGCTCCGGTCGCCCCGGTGTCGCCCTTGTCGCCCTTGTCGCCCTTCGCGCCAGCGGCCCCGGTGGCACCCTTGGCGCCAGCAGCACCGTCCTTGCCGTTGAGTGCGCCGGAGTCCACCAGGTTGCGGATCTCGACGACGTTCGCCTTGATCTGGTTGTGCAGGTCAGGGTGCCCGTCGTCGCCAACCTTGGCGTCCGCAGGGAGCGGGGTAGTCCAGTCAGCCATAGTGGCTTCCTTCCTTCAGTACTTGCGGGAGCGGGGCAGCCGCGTCCCCGCCACTTAGACGGTGGCGGAGACGCGGGCTGTCATTCCCCCGGGTTGGCGCCCTGGCCGGAGTCGCCCGTGTTGAACGGGTTCGGGGTCAGCTTCTTGCGGGCCCCGTTTCCGGTGAGGGTCACGTTCACGGAGGACAGGTCGGTGACGCCGCCACCCTGCGGCTCCCACTGCACTGCAGCGTTGCCGGTGTAGGCGATCTCGCCGTCACGCTCGCCCCAGCGGACGTCCACGAAGCCTTCGCCGCCGAACTTGTCCTGGGTGTTCTCGAGGATCAGCTGGCCGGGGTCCTGCTTCTTGTCCGCCTGGCCGACCTTCTCGATGAGGCCGAGGGCGAGGTTCCAGCCCTGGGAGGTCTTCTCGGAGGAAGTCCAGCCGTCGTTGTCGAAGTCGGTGGAGTCCTCGAAGTTCTGGTCGAGGCCGGGGGTGAGGGAGTTGATGCCCTTGACGCGGACCCATGCGGTGTCGTCGGATCCGGTGGGCTTCACCTCGACGGCGTAGCGTCGGGCGAGCTTGGACGCGAGGGCGGTGGTGTTGTCAGCCATGGTGTGGCTCCTTGTCTACGTAGAGGTAGTAGTTGTCGGTGATCTCGTACCGGTCGGAGGTGTCGAGACCGAGGTCGGCGAGACTGTTTCGCCAGATGAGGGGCACGGAGTGGCCACCGAGGGTGACCGGGCCGAGTCCGTTGAGGGTGTCGTGGAGCCTGTCCACGGCTTGGATGCAGGGTCTCGGGTCGCGTGACCCGGACCGGATGCGGACCTGGAAGGCACGCACGTCCACACCTGGTTCCACGTCGACTTGCGCGACGTAGGGGGTGATGGCGATGAGGTCGGCGGGTGCTTGTGGCATGGCGCCGATCACGATGCCGAGGTCACCGTTCTTGTACCCGTCCTCTTTCCAGGTGCCGACGTGGGCTTCGTTGACCATGAGGTCGATGAACCCGGCGGCGAGGTCGAGGGTGAGGGAGTCGGTGACGTCCATATTCACTGTGGTCACTGGGTGGCCCTCCTCACTGCGGTGGTGACGATCCGGGAGACCTGCTCCCTGGACTGGTTGGCTGCGACCTCGAGGTATTTCGCTTGGCCGTCGCGGTGCCGGTAGTTGAGTTCCTCGTGTTGCCGGACGGCGTAGGGGAGGTTCGTGAACACGGCGGCGACCGGGTCGCCCGTGGTGGCTTCGGAGACGTGCAACGAGTTCCGGAGGTCCCCGTCACGTAGCGGGGTGAGGGGGACGGTCTGGGATCGGACGTATTCGGCGGCCTGGTTGAGTCCTTGGATGGCGGCGCCGGTCACGGCCTGCGTGACCTTCGGCCCGTACCAGTTCAGTGCCATGGTCGCCTCCTACTCGAGGTACACGACCATGTGGGACAGGCCGCCGGGGTGGTCGAAATGGGAGACCGCCAGGGCCTTCCGTTCGATCTCCCACTGGGTGCCAGCCCATACGGTCACCAGGGATCCGGCGGGCAGGGTGCGGGGTTCTAGGTACACGGTCGCCGACGAGGTCACCTCGCGGGCGTCGGCGTCCCGAACCACCTGTACCTTGTCCTCCACCAGGGAGCGCTTCACTTCCACCTGCTCACCCCACCGGTCCCCGTAAGGCCCAGCACCGAGGAAGGGCTTCACGAGGACCGTGTGGGGGAGGAGGCGGGCGGGGATGCGGGGCGGCATCAGGGCACGCTCACACGGGAGGTGACCAGACCCTCGATACGCAGGAGCCGGTAGGCGTCCGGTCCCACACCAGGTGGCACCGGGTCACCATCCGCACTCACGGTCGCATCGAAGTGCAGGGAGCCGAGCGAGGACGGGGCGGCACTCGTGGCGCCACCACCGGTCTCGTCCGCCCAGACCACTTGCGCGACCGTGGCGTCCCGGAACACCTGGGCTAGGTGTTCGTCGGTCGGCCGGCCATCAGCGTCCGTGTCGTACCGTGCCCCACGGACCAGCATGTCCACGATGAGTGACGCCGACGCCAGCAGGGCGTCCACGCCACTCACTGTCTGCAGATCCTCGGGGAGGTCGGACGGTTCAGCGTAGGTCAGCATGCGGGCCTCCCTTCTGCGGGATCAGCCGCGCCAAGGTCAGATCGTGGCCTTGACGCGGGCCGTTATTTTCCCGACTCGTCGCCCTCACCGGGGGTGCCGGCGTTCGGACCTGCGATGCGGATGGCACGCACGAACTCCTTGGTCCCACCCGGGTCGGTTGCGTCGACCGGGTCCGAGTAGGTGTTCACGCCGAAGAACGTGCCAAGGAAGGCGCGGTCAGAGTCGTTGTCGGAGTTCAGGGACTCCCAGTACGACATGGCGATGCCGCCACCGGACACGGACGCGGAGAACGGGACCGAGCGGGCCGGGGCCGGTGCGCGGAACACGGTCGGGAATGCGGTCGGGTGGAACAGGTAGATCGAGTCGTCGTCGATGACGTCGGACTCGTACAGGCTGAACCCGGCGATACGTCCGATCTCGGCCTCACGCAGGGTGTTCGAGTCGCCGGAGCGGTTCGCGTCGATCAGCGTGGGATCCTTGAGGGCGCGGGCGATGGCCTCGGTGCCTGCGATGGCGACCAGGCCGTCGCGGGGGACACCGTGCTTGCGGAGGAACTTCCGTGCGTCCACGAGGGCGTTGTAGGTGCCACGCTCTGCGTCGGCCAGAGTGATGGTCTCCGTGTAGGGGGCGCCCTCGATGGCGGCTGCGATGCGCTTCTCTGCCCCGTAGGCGACGGAGTTGGTCATGGGGGTGAGGACCTGTGCACCGTAGTCGGCGATGTCGAGGGTCTGCTCTTCACGGAGCAGCCCGACAGCCTTGTACAGGTAGGTGTCGAGCTTGATCTCAGCGGTGGCGTCCTTGATCTCGTCGGTGACGATCTTGCGGGTCGCGTCACGCCAGGCGAGCTCTCGGGCGTCGCCGAGGGCGCCACGGATGGGGATGAGGACCTTGTCGCCGCGGGGGCCGACGTTGCCCTGATAGTTGGTCTCCGCGTCGCGGTAGACCAGGTTGGGGAGGATGGTGTCCTCCTTGACGAGTCCGAGGGCGGCATTGCCGATGACCTCGGGCTTGAGGAACTGATGAGCCATGATGGCCCTCCTTGTCAGTAGATGCGGTTCTTGCGGATGAGCGCGGCAAGTTCAGTGGGGGACTGGCCCGCCTGCTGTTCTTGTTTGCCGCCCATCTCCCCACCACTGCGGGAGGGCGCCGGGCCGCTCGCCTTGAGCTTGGGGTTGGTGTCGACCTGTTCCTTGATGGCGTCGCCGATCTTGGTGGCGAAGTCCTCAGAGGTGGGGTCGAGGTCCGTGACCTTCGCCAGGAAGGTCCGGGAGTCGAGGAGCGCGGCGGGGTCTCCGTCGTGCTGGGATGCTGCGCGGTACACGGCGAGTTCGATGGCGGCCTGCCGGGAGGCGGCCTGCGCTGCGGAGACCTGTTTGGTGAGGTCTTCCACGGACGGTGCGTCGGCGTCGTCGTCCTTGATGAGGCCGAGTGCCTTGCCGATCTTCTCGGTGACGGAGTCGGTGGCTTCCTGCGCTGCCGTCTGCTTGGCGTTGGTGCGTGCTGAGGCGTTCTCGGCGCGGAGGTCGCGCACGAGGGTTTGCGCCCAGTCGGGCAGGTCTTCGACCTTCTGCGCGGCGGGTGCGGGGTCGGGGGTCGGGGGCGTGGTCTGCGTCTGCCCGGCCTCCGGGGTCTGGGGCTGTGCGGCGCCGTCGTTGGATGCGCCGTCAGCGGGGGTGGGGTTGGTGTCAGCCATGGTGGGTTTACCTCCTGGGTTGGGCCGCGTCTAGCGGCGTTGGTGGCCGAGGTTGAGTTGTTCGCGGCGGCGCTGGCGTTTCAGGCCGGTCGCTTCGACGTGCTCACGGATCTGCTCTTGTGTGTCACGGATGCGCGCCTTGACAGTTGGGTCGGTATCGAGGAGGTCCTCACGCTTGAGCTTGCGAACCTTGCGTTCGAGGGCTCGGAGCCGGTCGCGCTCCTGATCCTTCTCCGGTGAGTAGGTGGAGGTCTTGACGACGGGGTCCACGCCGGGGAGGACACAGGCTGTGGTGCACCTACAGTTCGGGTGAGACCAGCCAGCCTCACGGGCCTGGTCGATGGTCCCGGCGACGTGCACGGTGACCATGCGGTCATCGACGGCGGACAGCATCGGGTAGTCACCCGCCGGCGTCCCATCCAGTGAGAGGGTTTTGTTGACCCAGGCACCGCACTTGGAGCAC